TCCACGGCTAAACCAGAAATCGAGTAAAGCCCGGCGTTTTCATTATTAATTAAGCGTTTCTGCGTAAGAGCAGTAGAAGGACGAGTGTCTTTCATAGTAGTAACTCCAAAAAGTTAGTTGTTTAATTTAGGATAGGTATCGGACGCAAAGCGGTACGCCCGAAAAAGATTATAATAGCCGCATCTATAAAATTTTTCTTTTGATAATCTCAAAAAGTAGTTTCGAGAGATAGGTCATGAGACTGGGAAAACTCGTTCAAAATGTTTCACCCATTCATTCTCACGCTCAGGTCCCGCGAAGTTGACCGATTGTTTGTCGAGATCAACGTCGACCTCTCCAATTTGACCTTGTTCAGTACCATAGACCATGGAAGACGTCATAACCGCCTGAAGGAGTTCATCTCCAGCAGCATCGTTAATCGCTTTAGGAATAAAGATCTTAAACAAGGCACGAAGATTAGCGCTAACTGTGCCTGAACCATCGGTTTGGGTTATAGTCCCCATCTTCCATCTGCTCCAAACGATCGGAGTCACAAGGATGACGCACTGGTTCATAAGTGTGTTCAGAGTCACATTATCAGGCTGACCATCAGTCATAACACTGGCCGCAATTTTCGCGTAATCACGAGTATCCGTCCAAGCACCATGACGCGCAATCAGCATCGCAATAATAGGATACTTGCATGCGACATAATAGATAATCCAAGCACAAGCGTGAATGGCGTTGGCGATAGCAGCCTCATCGGCATGACGAGCACGAGCGATAGCACCACCATAAATCTCGATCTGAACCGGTTTGTTACAATGTCTCTCGAAACGACGACCATCAGTGATGTTCGAGTAATCGCGAAGACTCATACCAAACAGCTCTTTAAAAGCTCTGGGACCAATGGCCCCCGCAACAGCATCAACGATGACAATGTCGCGGAGAGTCAATGAACCAGAACGAAGCTTAGATGCAACAGACATTAAGACCCCCAGAAGTTGAGAAGATCCGTAGTACCAGAAGAGCGATATGATAAGAGGCGACCAGTAACAGAAATGGCAGCGTCATTCTGAAGTCTCTTGATCAAGTAACGAACCTTCTTCTGATTTGCAACAGTAGCGTCATAGTAAAGCGTCTGCCCATCCAAGAGCACGCGTTGACTTGACACAGCCTGTTTAATCGGAATAGAGATGAAACGAAAGTGATCACAACGAGGAACTTTAGGAAAAACCCATGAGTTCATTGTTTGCCACGCAGATCCATCCCAAGTTTGAAGATCGATGGTCATCTTACCAATCAGCTTACGAACATCGTCAGATGAGATTTCAAGGTCAAAAGCATGAAAAACCTGTCCATGGATACCAGAATTAGCGTTAGCTGGAAGGAACGTAACTGTGTGACCACCATCGTCGTTGCTGTAAATCCCATCGAACTCAATATCCGACAGAGCCAGACCCTCAGTAACCTGAATGTCCTCGGAAATGCGAAGCTTAGCAACCGTCGGGTTCGAGAGCCCAGCATAATTAAAGGACTCGGGATAAATAGTGCCCAACCAAGCTGGCAAATTCGCAGCACCAACCATTGGCATGCGCATAGTTTGAAGAGACGCAGGAGCACGATTCACGTTAGTAAGACCTTCACCTCCAACGGCGATACCGGGACGTAAAGTCTCACCAACGACAACTGCATGTGCAACGTCTTTTGTTTTAGCGGACGATCCAGTCTTGATAAGACTAGAACGATTTTTGAGAAAAGCGAACATAGAAACCTCCTTACTGTTCGTTGTCTTCGGAATCATCATCAGCTTGATGAATAATATCCTGATTTTCGGATTCTTTATCTTCTTGATCCGATGTATTGTTAGTCATTGCATGTTCCCGAACAAACTTTTCGGGATCAGACAATGCGTTAATGAGAAAGGTAACCTGATTCAATGAATCATGAGAAAAGTCATCAGCGGCCTTCCAACGTGCTGAAACCAGGAGAGCCAACGCAACCGAGATGGCTTGTTCAGGTTCAAGCGCTTCAACGACAGGTAGCTTAAGAAGGGTGACGAGATCAGTGATATCACGATCGCCTTCCTCCTTAATGGTATAATATTGGTCGATCTCCTCGTTCAAATAATATCGATCAAAAGCGTCACGCACAACCGTCCAGTTACCGGACGTCTGTGAAGTGAGACGAATACCAGTTGCAGGTTCAACGTCGTATCCATCTTTAGGAACGGCAGTCACAGCAGTGACTTTTTGGGGATCAACATCGAGGGGGGGTAACATAATAGGCATCATTCGCCTCCATCAGTTGAAAGATCATTGGAAGTGGTCTGAAATGACAAGGACTCATCCGAAGACGGACGTTGCGGGCGCGTAGTTCTAAGAACCCAGACAGCTCCAACAGCAAAACCGAGTACCAGGCCACCGA